CCACCTGTTGTGTTAGATGAAAGTGATTGATGACCAACAGTAGTATTTCTTATTCCTGTAGTAATAGCATCACCTGCAAGACCACCAATGAGGGTGTTGAATGTGCCTGTGGTTACTGCGGCTCCTGCTTCTGCTCCCACCGCTACATTATAAGCGTCAGTGGCTGAAGTAAAGTTTTGAGCAGTTAACGCAAGAGTACCTATTGCTGTAGACTGACTTCCTTGAGTGTCGGAACTTAAAGCACCTTTACCTATAGCTACGTTAGAATCTGCATCATTTAAGGCATCACCCGCTGCTTTTCCTATAAGAGTATTAAATCTTCCAGTAGTTATCGCAGTACCTGCTTCATCGCCTACAACAGTATTATCAATACCACCACTAACAATGCTATTACCTGCGTTGACACCTAGCGTAAGGTTGCTCGTGCCTGCACTTTCTGTGCTAAGGGTAGCGTTAACACTGCCAGCCCCAAGGTGAACTCCCGAGGCTGTGGTGGCTAGTTTTAGAGCGTTGTTATAGAACAAATTAACTTCTGCGCCAGTTACAGCAGAAATAAGTTGAGCGTTATCAGCAGCATTGTTTAGGCGAAAGTCACCAGCCAGAATCTTTAAATGCCCTGTACCTTGGTCTGAAATAAAACTAGCAGACCCATTATGATAAATCTGTAGGTCAGAGCCAGCACCGAAGATGGCCTTGTCACTATCGCCAAAGATAATGTCAGCGGAGGTAGTAAGCCCTGCAAACGTAGGACTGTCAGTAGTAGCAACACCCTGATTCAAAGCCTTTACGGAGGCTTCGCTAGTTAACTCACTGTCCATCAAGGCACCAGCGGCTGTCACGTTGGCTGTGTCTGTTACGTCTGCGGAGTCTTCAATAGCATTTAACTTACTGTGGTCAGCGTCTGTAAACACATTAGAATCTGTAGCGGCTTCAACGGCAGCACGAATCTCTGCATCTGTTTGGTCTGCGGTAGCTGCGGTTTCAATGCCATCTAGCTTTGTGCCATCTGTAGCAACATCACGGCCATCAAAGGTGCTGTTAGTTGTAATAGCGCCAGTCATAGCACCACCAGTTCTTGGCAGCGCAGCGTCTGCTGTAGTACCTTGAGCTGCTGTAGCATAGTCCGCAGAGTCAAAAGCCTTAACCTGTGCAAGGTTAGTTACTTCAGAATCCATTAGTGCGCCAGCGGCTGTGACGTTAGTGGTATCTGTTACGTCTGCTGAAGCCTCGATGCCATCCAACTTACTTCCGTCAGTAGCGACATCACGCCCATCAACAGTGGAAGTGGTAGTTATAGCACCAGTAAAAGCAGCGCCAGATAGCTCGGCCTTGTCGGTATTGAGATTGGTGAAGTTAAGGTCAACTTCGGCACTAGTAAGGGGCGAGCCTTTGCCTGCCCGTGTAGTAATAGTAGACATAGGTAGCCCCTTCTAATTAAGATGCAGTAAGTGTAATAGTCCAAGTCACTGACATAGTATCGTCAGCTTGCTTGTTCACCACTGGGAAAATAACGTGGCAAAGCATAGTGCCAGAAGTAGCAGCATTGAAGATGCCTGCCTCTGTAACCGCACCAGTGCCTTCTCCTGCCTCGAAAGATGAAACATAAGCAATGGTATTGCTAGAAGCTGTAGTGCTGTCTAACGCTTCCCTGGAGCCTAGAATCGACTCCAGATCAGTATCACCAGCAGCCGCAGCAGTAGTGCCTGAACCTAAAGCCATGTGAGACATCACGCCAGCAGAAGCATCAGCCATGCGAGAGCAAATGTAGGTAAGACCTGCACTTACTACCAAGTTATTGATTTCACGGCTTTCTTTAACCTTGCCGTCCTTGTCTTTCAGAACTATCGCAACATCACCGCGTAGTTTTAAGTCATCATTAATCATAAATCACCTGTTAAAAGGATTGAGTGTAGCCGACATAATCTTCGGCAAAGTAATCGAAAGAGCAATAGCCCTGACCGCGCATCGAACCAGAATCGGATGCACCCATTGTATCACTCAAACCCCTAGACGTGGAATAAGCAAACAAATCGACAATAGTAGCCAGATCGGATCGAACTTTTACAAAGGTCATTTCTTGGTCATCATCTGCGGTGGCTTCACCGTCCAGATCATCTGTGACACCAGTGACCTCATCTATAAACTTGTGGAAGTCCATAGTCTGATCTTCAGCAGCAGAGGAAGAATCAGATATAATCTTGTTGGGAGAGAAAACAGCACTGTCAGTCATGGCCGAACTATCAGCCAAACCCTTACCAAATGCCATTGCCTCAGAGTCAGTAAATGCACTAGCATCTGCAAACGCCTTGCCTGCGCCTAAGCTAATAGACTCAGCAGCAGTAAAGGCATCAGCATGAGACCTGTTGAATGCAGTCTGTATATCTATGCTTTCAGCTACAGACGATGAATCTTGCAGCAGCTTGCCAATGCCTAGCGTATCTATTTGATCTGACAGTGACCCAGAGTCACTCTGAACCTTGCCAATACTAAATACAGCAGCATCAGCAGTAGAGGATGCGTCAGAAACGCCCTTGCCTGCTCCTAAGACGGTAGAGTCAGTTGCACCCTGTGTATCTGCCAGGGTCTTACCAACGCCCTTAGACGGCAAATCAGACAGTCCTAGAGCATCAGCAAAAAACCTAAAGATCAGGAAATCACCGAACTTAATTTCAGCAATAGCCTTTTTGAAGCCAATAGCGGCTACGGCTTTTTTAAATGCAATGGCTGCCTTAATCATTAGAAGTCGGCTCGAATGTAAAAGTCTAGCACTTGGAATATAGTCTCTACTGTGCCACTGTCATAAGTGATCTCAATCTCACCCTCATAGTAGCCCTCATCAAGCGTCAACTGGGTTCCTGAGAATGAAAAGACAGCAATGCCGTCTTGAAAATTCTGCCCGACATCAGCGGCAGCCAAGGTAAACAAGGTAGTCGTGGTGCCTTTGGCCCTAAACTTTAGCGCACAAGAACCACCAGAAAAGTCTATAGCTGCGCCCGTATCATCACGGGTCAGCTTGGCTTGAATCTGTGGGGCTTGGTCGCCCTGTACTAATTGATAAATCATTTTAAGCCTCTAGCGGGTCAATAAACCCGTATCTTTTTATACCGTCATAGCTGGTTTGTAGGAAAAACGTATATATATCAGTGCGTTGCCGCAACTCTTCTCTGCGGTTACTAACAGCCTCGTTTGCTGCTGGCGCATCTGCCACCGTATCTGTAATAGTATCAGTGCCGTCTAGCGTAGTATATCCAACTTCAATCACGATACATTCTCCATTGTGCCGACCCATTTTACCAGCCTGCAAGTAACATTGCTGATATTTGTCGTGCCTACAATGCTAGGTCTAAATTCAGTAGCGGTAGTAGATTCGCCATAAGTATTCGAAAAAGGTATTCGTACATTCACAGTCTTGCCTGTTGGTGCAAATATATTGTTGTCGATACCGTAATCAGCCTCTACCCAAGTACCAGCCGATGTAAACTTGCTGGGACTAAAATACATAGTTTCGCCATTAGAAAACACTGCGCTAGATGAAGAAACCATCACATAAGTACGGTTATTGCCTGAGTCGTAATACACGCTATTTATGTTGCCAGTTGTACCGCTTCCAGAACTGTTATCTGCAACCCCGCCAGTATTGTCTAGCAGAGCAAGCACGTTGCCGCTTATATAAACCCACTGATTGTATGGTGGCGCACCAGATGCGAGAGTTACAGTGCCAACTATGCTGCCTGTAGCCCCCTTGCTTTTTCTCTGCATGTTTAAGGTGAACTGCACCTGATGATCTGTGCCGCTGCTATTCGCAGTAGTAAAGTCAAAATCTAAGTCTAATCTTTGGCGCTTTGAGATACTTAAAGATGGCGCAGGTATGGCAAAGTCTTGCCCAAACTGAGTGCTACCAGTGGCAGTGATATTTTCATATATAGATGCTGGGTAAAGCTCAGATACATCGCCTGATAGTTTATCGACAGTAATTGTGGAAGCATTGATTTGATTGACAGTAATCACGCCATTCATGTTTTGCAGAGTTGGCAAGTTGCCTGCCGAAAATGACCCTGTAACAGTTGCATTTGTGACATTTAGATTATCAGCAACAATGTCCCCAGATACAGATAAGGTCGTACCGTTGAAAGATAGCTTATCTTTTAGGCTGAACTGCCCCGTATTATCTAAGTAAAAACCAGTGTTGCTGTTATTAAAAGTGCCTGCGCCTTCATAGAGCTTTGTTCCAGATATTGTGATCCCTGAGATTGTTCCACCAGTAAGCCCAAGGTTTACGTTTGTATCTGAATCTTGTAATGCACTCGACCCATCACTAGCCCCTGAAACAACTGTACTGGCAACAGTCCCACCAATTGTCACAGAGCCTGAAATAGACCCAGAAGTAGCAGAAACATCGCCCCTGATAGTCGCCTGCTCAAACTCAACTACTCCGCTTTTCTGTATCTTCCATCCTGCCGACCCAGAAACGTAATTAGTTGACTCTAGGGTCGTAGCAATCTTCTGAATCGTTACAGCATCATCATCTATTTTTGGGGTTGTAACAGCACCACCTTCAAGCTCACCAGTACCAACAGCGCCTATACCAATGTCGCCAGATCCTACTACACTAGTGGTTGAATTAGCCACGCTGCTAAAGGCAGATGCATTGCCCGTAAAGTCAATGGCTTTGACCTTGTAGTAGAACGTAGCAGAATTTGCTAGATCATCATCAATAAAGACGGTTCCGTCAGTGTTACCGATTAAGCTATAAGTGCCACCTGAACTGGTAGACCTATATACGTCGATATGACTTAGGTCTTTCTGTGTCGGGTTAGTCCAGCTAATACTTATGTGCTGGTATTGGCCGCTTGCAGATACAGAAGATGGAACATCAGGCGCAGTGGTATCGACAGCCGCAGTAGGGGCAGCCACTATGTATGTTGACGATACGCCAATCTCGTTAACAGCCTTTACTCGCACATTGTACTGCTGATTATTCTGCAACCCAGTAATCACTGCTGGTGATGCTTTAGAATCCATTGTGAAGTAGTTACTGTCCGATGTTTTCTTCCACTCAACAACATAGTGATCAGTGAACGCATCATCTGCATCAGTCCACGCAACATTAAAAGTTGTGTTAAAGGTGCCGTCAGAGTTAAGGAACGAATCGCCTGTAATGTTCAGGCTAGTGGGGGCAGCAGCGGTTAGACCGTCATATAGCTCAACCTCACCTGCTCCTAGGTATACTTCTTCGTCTGAGGTAGTCCAGTCCCAGATAGATGGGGCAGTCTCAATCGCATCGACGTTGACTACAATCTGCCCTTCGGCAGTAAAGTCCATAGTATACCCGACAACCTCAAACACCTTATTTGAGTAACCTAGTCGAGCGTTAGTAACGTTAATATTGTCGCCAATCTTAAAGCGCAAAGCACTCAGGTTGCAGGGAATGGTAATCGCTTCTTGCTGTCTGCTTCGAAACAGTGCGAGCTTGGCTATTCTTTGTGCGCGAATATTGTTGACAGTGAACGGAAGCGGCATATCAAGATAGATAGGGTCGCCATCTTGAGTAGCATATGTGCTGGATAATTGTGCGGGGTAATCGGCAAGAATATAGTTGTCATCCTCTGACAGAAATACACCCTTAACACCGTTATAAGCGTTTCTCCTAGACTGCTTGGTCTGTATGCTTATATCACCAACAGCTACCGACTCATCAACGCTGTAGGTAGGGGCAACATATTCTCCTGCGTAAACTTCAAACTTACCCGCAGAGAATACCAACCGACCGATCATAGAGCCTAACATTGTGTCTATATTGTCTTTAATTGATCCAGCAGTATCTACAACACCATCTATGGTGTATCTTTTTTGCGTACCACCAGCAGCAAGCGCAACAGTATCATCACAAACAGTAGCGGCAGCATTAACGCTGGAGGTTAGTATATTGCCAACTGACTCGCCAAGCCCGTACTTGGTGTCGCGGAGATAGTCATACACGCACAAGGCTGGATTCTGAGACCACGCTGTAGTGTTGGTAGCAGGGTTTAATACTTTCTTGCCGCGAACAACTGTTGATATATTGGGCAAGCCATTAGCAAACTGATCTATATCATAGGTCAGCTTAACCACCATATAAGCCGTATCAAGTAACTTGTGGTCTGATGTCCACTTGGTAGATGCTGCGGTTAAGGCACTATCAGATGTAGTCTGATCTCCCTCGTGGAATCCAATGCTTACATAGTTGCCCCAGCTTCCAACAAAACTACCATCCCATATTTTTACATCGTTGAACCAGACTTCCTCAAAGGCATCTATTTCATGTCCAGCTACCGCAATAACCAGCCACAGGTATTTATTGTCTGTGCCTGTTGACTCCAAATAAACAATATTACCGCCTATTCTAGCGCGACCATAGACTATCTTCCTAGAATGCGCAGCCTCCCTAGTCGTAATGGATCGACCGCCCATTGCAGCGCCTAAGTTTGGTGAAGGCATTAGAGCTTTAGAAACTAAAGATAGACCAGCACCAATAGCAAAGGCTGCAAATCCAGTCGCACTAAATAAGGTGGCAAAGAATCCTGCCGCACCAATCTGTGCTGCTGCTGCACCTGCTGCGGTTGCTAGCCCTGCTATTATTGCTGTAGCCATTCTATTACCCTAAAAAGCATTTGTGGTAAACACGCTCTAAAAGATTAAATCCCATGCGCGTCATTAGGTTGTCAAAGGGAAACTCTGTTTTCATATTTAAAGTCATCAGAGAAGCACCATTTTCTTTGCAATGTGATTCTGCAAATTTAATCAGGTCTGAACCAGTAGCAGTTTTTCTATAATTAGGCTTTACATAAATCACATCAGTAGAGGCAAAAACGTGATCTTTATGATGGATGCTTTTTGATACCATAACCACACAGTAACCAACTAGCTCGCCATCTTCCCTGGCAGTAAATATGTGCAATATACCCATCTGATCAAGCAATGCATATTCTTTCCAATCTGGGTCAAGTGCTATTGTATCTTGGTTTGGCTCAGTCTCTAACCAATGCTTTTCCAATAAAGGCTTAATATCTTCCTTTACATTAGCCAAACATTCGTGAGCAATTTTAATCATCTATGCTCTCTATTGTAATTTTCGCGGCCACCAGCACCACCGCCTGATACAGAAGATGAAGAAGCCCTGCCCCAGATAATTTCTTTCTCCACAATAGCAGTCACAAACTCAAAGCCTTTATCTGTAGGGTGATCAATCTTTTGATCTTCTGCGGTGTAGCGTCTTACCTTTGCTCTCTCGAATGCAATTAACTTATTCTCGCAAGATATAGATATAGTAGATGTCTGGCCTGACTCAGCGATAGTCATGGTATCCATAAAGCCAGCAAATATCACAGTCGGGTCAGCTACTAGATCGCCAGAAGCATCAAACGCGCCAAGCATTACAGTTATGGCCCTGCCTTGGTATTCGTGATCTTTAGCTATTACAACCAAAGACGACTTGACACCTGTTAGCGTTACATTAATTCCGCTGGCTTGCATGTCTGAGGTTTCAGTAACTGCGCTAATGTTAAGCAGATCGCCAACACCAGTATAAGTCTCACTGTCATAGGTAAGATCGCCAACACCAGACCACAGGTTTAACTCGTTAGGCGTTTCACCTGAGTCAAATACCATACGGACAAGGAAGATAGGGCGAACCACATCAGCAGTTGATACTGCCTGCATTCCGCTAGATAGTGACCTGCTCATAGCGCCTCAACCATAGCAAAGCTAAAGCCCTGCAAACTTGCTTCGTTAGTTGACCAAGACACATCATTTGATGCCATACGCCAAAGGCTCTTGGGCTGGGTAAAGTCTAATGCCTGACCAGTAGCTATTGTTTCTCTAAGGGGTGGCTGAAACTCTAACGTCCCAGCACCTGCTGACTTGTCAGCCGTTACTAGGTAAAGATAACTGCCTAGCTGAAAGTAGGTGCCTGCTGATACCGCTGTACTGCCTGATGATGTTGTCAGGGTTTCTGATCGAATCGCAGTTGATCCGCTAGTCAATACTATCGCTGTGTCTGTATGCAATGGGTTGCCGAAAGTAAACGTGCCTTCACGGCCTTTTAGCCCAACAATAAATGCCTCTACTGATCGGGCCTCTGCATAGGTCAAAGGCGGCAAAGTTACTTCAGCCTCCCATCTTGCGCCCTGATGGGTATATACCTGAGTATCTAAGGTAAAGGGAGATTCAGCAACAGCCACAACACGCTTTAGGCGCATTGACATATTCTGTATGCCGACATTCGGAAAAGATAAAGGCATTCGTTATGCTCCGACCATTGCTCTTGAGAAGTTACCGCCACGCACCCTAGCATCTGCTACAGCGCCTTTAGCGGCTTGGGCTATCTGTGGCATTAGGCTTGCTATCTCGGCTCTAACAGTGCTTTGTATGCCTGTGGTGACGTTTATGGTTTGGTTGACTACAACACCTGAACCACCGCCTACTTGATTGTTGGGAATGATTGAGCCTGACTGATTAGGAACAAACATTTCTGGGCCTCGCTCACCAACCATATAAGGTGAACCTGCCTGCACTGGGCCACCAATAGCTAAAGCACCTCTTCCGCCTGAAACGGTCAAACTTTTCACACCACCGCCAGCAGAAAGGTTTCCACCGCCACCATCAATCTTGCCTGTGATAAATCCAAATGCTGCGTCTACAATATACTTCTGCACCAGCATTTTAATTAAACTATCTACAACGCTTTTAGCCATAGACTTAATTGCATCAGCAAAGTTAGCTGCGCCTGTAATGCCTGCCGTTAGTGCGTCTGTAAGGCCCTCTAGACCCTGCTTTGTTAGGTTCTGAATATTGGTAGTCATATCAGGAATGCTGTCACTCCATGACTTAAAGCCAAGCTCAATGTCGCTTAGTGCTGGAACTACAGCGGCTGGTATTGTGCTGGCAGATTCTTTAAAGTTTTCTAGCTTCTCGATTAAGCCATCAATCTCTAAACCTAAGCTACCTGCAAACTTCACCGCATTTAGGAAGTCCAGCTCTTCACCCGTCTCTTCTGCCTTTTCAAGCAAAGCCTGTAAAGAGATCAATCGTTTTCTGTCGCTTTCTTGTGAAAGTTCTGCGCTGCGCTTTTGTTTGGCAGTATAGCCCTGTATTCTCTGCGCTCTCTCAGCCATTGCTTCTTCAAGCTGCTCAACTTCAGTTCTAAGTTGTCGAGCATTTTTTTCGTTATCGTCGGTAAAGGCTCTAGTTAACGCATCTTTAACCTTCAAGGCTCCGTTATAAACTTTTATAAATCCGTTTGCGAGACCCTCAAAAGCCTGCAATGCAACCTTTACACCATTCAAAAGGTCAACAGCCAACGATCTAGCAAATGCCTCAACGCCACCCTTTACTTCTATAGATCGCTGTAGGAAGCCAGTAAACCTTTCTACTATCATTTCTATTGCAGGGGCAAAGGCTGCTACCGTTTGATCAGTAACGCCTTTAAACAAGCTCTTGAGCTTAGTCAGCGAGTCAACGGTGTCCTCGACTCCTTTAGCAGCAGTGCTAGACATCGTAAGGCCAAGCACTTTTGCTTCGCCCAGCATTTCTTTAAGGCCATCACTGCCTTGAGATAGAGTATTGACAAGGGCTGCACCCTCGGAGTCGAACAGCTTAAAGGCTAGACGTAGCCTATCAGATTCACTTTCTACCTTTTCAAATGCGTCAGCTAGAACAATCATTCGTTTATCTAGCGGCATTCTGTTTAATTCTTGAGCATTAATACCTAGCTCTTTAATGGCACCCTTAGCCTCACCAGTTCCTGCTGCTGCTTCCGCAGTTCTACGGGTAAACCTTTGCAGAGCCATATCCATCGTCTGAGTAGCCACGCCCGTAAGGTCAGCCGCATATCTTAATGCGCCCAGAGCCTCAGTGGTTGTGCCTATTTTCGCAGCAGTCTTTGCTAGTGAGTCGGTAGCGTTTAGAGATGATCTGACCAATAATCCAAATCCAGCCGCACCAGCAACGCCAATAAGTGCAGTTCTTAGGCTAAACACAGAGCCAGCTACAGCCTTTAAGCCTTTAGTTGCAGAGCCAAAACCTTTCTTGGTTTTATCGAATGCCCGTATCGTAATGTTTACATTTTCAGCCATTGCTTTCACTCATTATCTGGAAGTAAGCCAGCCACTCGTTAAAGTGACTGACAGGCATTTGCTCTGCTTCTTCTATGCTCATGTGAAGGCGATCAGCCAAAGACAAAAGATTCATCCTTGATTGATCGCTTCTCAGTTTCCCTCGGCTGCCTCTACAGATTCGATCTGTGCAAACATCTGATTAGCGATTTCACTTATTACATTAGTTTCTTCACCCATCAAATCAATGCGATCTTCGGCAGATGTAAAGAGCTTACTACCGCCCTCGTCCTCTGCTTTCATAACGATCAAATCCACCATCGCGCCAACCGTGGTGTTGTTAAGGAAGTTTGGGTGCTTCTTCTGCAACTGATCTAAGTCATAGCAAGTAATGGCCCTGCAATACAGCTTAAACGCTCCAGATTCGTCACCCCATTCAGGCACTGATACTTCTCGCGCCTCAACCTTCCTTCTACTGCGTAACTCTTTAGCTAATCCCATGGTTTAATCCCCTTATGCTGTTGCTTCGGTTACTGCTCCGCTGCACTGGATAGAGAAGCTGGCTTCTACCATTCCGTCAAAAGAACCAGTGATAGATCGTGAAGTTACGATGCCGCCACCAGAGAAATAAGATTCGCCAGTGCCAGTACCCGTTGGATAAATCTCAAAATCTACCGCAGCGCGTTCGTCTAGGATCAATTGCTGTGCATCAGCTTCGTCCCAGTAGCACTCGATAGTTACTGTATTGGTTTTTAGACCTTCTTTGTAAGATCGTGCGGTATCGCCCATTACTGAATCTTCAATGGTATCTGCTGAACCATCAAACGTGAAAGAACGAACCTCACCCACAACGGCCACAGAGCCGCCAGATGCCGCGATTTTTACTACACCAGATGCGCCTGTTTTAGTCGCCATGATAATTACCTCTAATTAAAGTTAAGTTGTGCCGCGAGTGTACTGATACAGAACGCGGATTGTCATAATGACCCCACCAACGGGATCAATAGAACCTTCGTCGATCTCGACTCTAGTGATCTGCGTATCTAGTGCATAACCACCACGCAAACGATCAACATCAAGACCCTCTTCGATTGCTTCGATAATGTTGTTGCGGGCTGTATCAATAACAGACCCTTTAACGTAGCAAATAAATTCGTAGTTGATAGTCGCCATACGCTGAGTGATTGACCCACCGATGCTGCTATCTTCTCTATCCTCATCTGCACTTCGAACAAGGATAGCAGGAAACTGTGCGCTTGATAACTTAGTAAAATCAAACGGCTCTCTCGTTACATACTTAATATTTACTGGCGTTTTAACCGCCTGTAAAGTAGCCACTAAGTTGTTCGCAATGTTCTCTCTTACACTCATTTCAACGCCCTAAAGAATACTTCGCCTAGTTGCTTTTCTTCTCTGCCGCTAAACCCAAAAAACGGCCTAGTCTTATTATTCATTGCCGCCTTCTTTGACTCAGTAGCTCTAGTAAAGAATATCTCAGCCTGCCTACTGCTTGCCCTTGAGGTCATTGAGCTTAACATCTGACCTGTGAACTGTAGGTCTGGGTTAGTGCTTCTGCCTCTACTAGCCCTAAATGCTGCATAGATTGGCGTGTACTTCTTAAACTTGCCGCCCTTAAAGCCAACACCTTTACTGGTACGGGCTTCAATAATATTAATACCAACCTGAGCAGTAACAGATAGCGCCCTTTTGACACTAGCTGATAGCTCTTTGCCCTTCTTGCCAATACGCTTTGCAACAGCCTTGGCATTGGTATCAATCTTTACATCCATTATCTATCCAACCGCTGCCCGACAGGTTGCTTCTCATCATAATCAACTGTGCCGTCACCATCTTCATCATAGTCAACGCCATCAGCCAATACAGATTCTAGCTCTTCACCGTATCTTGCCTTGTAGAAGTCGATCATGTTTCCGAATCGGTCGCCCTCTGTCCAGTTAGTCAACTGGGGTAGAGCATAACGCCATAGGACTAGGTAAGCACTAGCCATTGTAAACTGTGTTGCTGTGAGCTTAGTATTGTCCATCTCACCCGCTATGTTCTTCCTGGGCCACCACTTGATCCGTAGTTCACGCTGAATATCTGCCTGCGCTTTCGGGTGTTCCAATACAAAAGACTCGATACCTAGATCGAGAATATCGGGAATCAGTTTTAATAAATCTGCGTCGCTTGAATAAGCCATTACCACTTCACCTTATCTGCCCAGTATGCCGCTGATGCTGTTTTATCTTTGCGGCCTCTTGCTATGTCTTTAGCAAACCGAGCTTTAAACGATCTGCGTTTAGCTTTGTCTGCTTCTGATTCGTTCTGGCGGGGAGGCTTGTTGTCTGCACCCTTCTGACCGAACCTAATTAGCTTTATCTTGTCGCCTTCTTTAGCAAGTACAGCGTGGCTCTTGCTGTCATGCTTGGGAGTGCGCTTGGGCTTGTTGTAGCCCTCGAACCTTTCACCGCGATAAGTTATAGCCATATAAACCTCGTAAGAAAGCCCCCTCCGAAGAAGGGGCAGTCAGTCTTACAGTGCAGCGTCAGACAGAATCTCAACACCGAATGCATCGTCAAGCTCGGCAACACCATATACAGCAGTGGCGTTAAGCTCGAAGGCACGTAGAGACTCATCACGCTGAGGCGCAATGTTGAAGTCACGCTTCATAGCGATCATCAGAGCTTCAGGAGCAAATACAGCGCCTTTAGCGTCGTCGTTACCGTCGATAGCTACGTTAGATGACTCGTATACGTTGATTCCAGCGATAGTACCAACATAACCGTTGCGCATTGCTTCGTTTTGCAAGTCGCCACCATTGGGGTTAGCAAAGGTGTTGGTCAGGTTAGCTTTCAACTGGTAAGCCTGATAAGGATGTACTACGGCATTGATTGTGCCAGTAACCTTATTGGCTCGCAGAGTAGCAGCAGCTTTGAACAGGTCAGCTACAGTGATTTCAGCGCCAGCAGTACCGATAGAACCAGAGAAGCCGTCAAACAGGGCAATCAGGTCGGTATCAATCTTAGTGGCAATAGCGTTACCAAGAACAGTACCCAGCTCAACAGCAGGGTTGCCGTCACCGTAGGTAGCCATGTCAGTCAGCAGAACCTGTGCGCCTACTTCGCCAACAGTTACAGAAACTGAGCTAGTAGATACAGTGGTGCTGGTCATGTCAGTGCCTTCGGTCAAGTCGGCAGCAGCGATTGCTGGGTACTTAGGAACCTGAATGGTCTTACCAGCTTGGGCTTGGATGTTGTACTGAGTAACCAGACCCATCATTAGTGATTGCTCTTCGGCAGTGAAACGAGCCTGAGCGACGATATTGACGAACAGGTCGTCGAGAGTTGTTGAAGTTGTTGCAGCCATGATAATGCCTCTAAATAAAATTAAGTTGTGGTTTGGTGGTTACTTTCGTTTCATAGCAGCAAATGCTTCTTTGCCGCCATCGCTCCAGTTAGCAACCATATCTGCCACAGATTGAGGCTTCTGTGTCGAGCCACCAGCGTTACCCATCGAGCCAGTGCCGCCTTGGGAGGCTTTGACCATGTGTGGGTTTACTGTCAAGAACTCTGCTACCATCTCATTAACTGATAACAGATCACCGCTGTCATTGTAACGCGGAGTACCGTTATCGTCTAGCACCTCTACATTTCCATCATCTGACAGGCGTGTATTGGTTTTAAGTAGCTGAGAAACTTGAGTTGGGTTTACAGCGTTATTGTTAGAAGCTGCGCCAAGAATCGCTCCATCTACTAGCGTCTGTTGCAACTTGCTTTTATAACTCTGTATCTCCATGTCTTTCTTCTCGACCGTTTGCTTCAGGACTTTATCGAACTCCCCGCGCTCTTTCTGTCGCTCTAGCTCTGCGGCTTCTTTCTTTGCCAGCAGGTCTTTAGCTTCATCAAGGTCTACGCCTGACAGTCTTTTATCGAACTTGCGTTGCTCTCTAGCAACACGATCCGCAACAATGCGGTCTAGTTCTTCCTGAGTAAAGGTCTTGCTTTCCTGAGTTTCTACTGCCGCAGTTTCAGTCTCTGCTTGGTTTTCCATGATTTCATCGCTCATGTAACGTGCCTCTTAAAGAGTATTGGTGAATCTTTAGTTTATCATAAATTTACGTTTTGGTTTTTTTCTTCTTTTTCTTAGGTCGTCCTACTTTGCTACCGTATGTACCTTTACCTGCTGGCATTATAATTCCTCTTCAAATACTGGTCTAAATTGATGTCCGCAGTTATAACCACCGCGAACGATGAAAGGGTCACCAGCGGCTTTACCAGCCCAACTGCCTGACCACAAATCTTGAATTTCTTCATCAGTAAATGTTTCGCCTTCATGCTCTCGACAAAAAGGTCTAGACGTTTCGATTATACGCCCAACATACTTCCATTTAGTTGCGCCAGATTCTTTACCTATTGCAGTGTTAACCGATGCATCGAACTGCATAAGGCTGTCATGTACCTGTTGTTTTGCATATTGAGAAAGCCTGCCGCCTGCTACCTCTTTTATCACCTGAACACTTGCAGCAAAACTAGCGCCTGTTAGCGTGTTCCTGTATACCTCTCGGCTAATAGCGTCAAGATACTCTGCGCCTATATCTTGGAAACCTTGAAACTGCAATGACTGCAACTGGCTAATTATGCGTGGATCAAGTTGCGTAAAGGTGCCGTATGTTCCCAGCATTTCATAGGTGCTGGCAGCAACAGCCGTATACTCTCTGATTATTCTGTCTACCTCAGCAAGATACTCTTCCTCAACTATCTGGCGTATCTCAGCCCTTGCTTGAATAGCCCACTCTAAGTCGAATAGGTTTCCATCCTGCAAAGGTGCAGTAGCAAGCAAATCAGCAATGCGTTGCTCTAGCGTTACCAGTGCTGCGGCCAACTGCCTTTGATGGGCATCCGCTACCTGGTTAAGCTCTTCAACGTGATCAACGTCTGCTGGCATTAGATTTCTTCAGGAACCTGCTCAGTAAACTGGCCTAGCACCTGAGTGCCAGATTCAATCTCTGCATGGGCTTTAGCCAACTGCTCGTCATCAAGGATTAGGTCACTGATCTTTTTGTCGATCTCCTGAGACAATGTTGCAGACTTAACGCCTGTGGCTCTCATCTGCTGTAGGAACATTAACTCTTTATCGTAGTCGCGCAGGTCAAATGCGTCTGGGTAGAACACCTCCACATCGGGGGTGATATCCTGCCAATCACAGAACAATAACCAGAGCTGCTCTTCAGCTAACTCTAGAAGGTCTGCTTTCTCTGATAGTTTGGCATTAAGCATCTGGAATTCTGTCTGCATCGCAACGCCACTCATCGTCATGGCTTCTGTACCACGCACTGCACCCATGTGACTCATACGGTTGATTGACTGCACCTTATCATCTATAGATGCACGTACAGCATCTAGGTTCTGACCGCTAGGCTGCATCTGGTAAGGCTTTAACTGTGCGTCCATATCGTCAGGCATATTAATAATCGCACCAGCACCTGCACTAGCATCGGTGCCAAATGACTTAACCAGTGTCGGGTGATTAGAGATACGGATAAGCTGCTCGATCTCAGACAGTTCCTGATAGATAGCTCTTTGCATATAGGACGCATCTGCTATGTCACTTATCCCTATGCCTCTCGTTATCGATCTTTGTGCAGGCAGGAACACCGCAGGGATACGACCCAGCACATTGTCATTCACCTCAATCATCTTGTCTAGGTCATTGAGAGAGTGCCACTGCTCTACGCGGTCTTTGTACCAGACGCGGTAATAGGTCTCTGTAGTGGTCTCGTCAACACGGATAACGCTCTCTCTTACCTTCAGGTAATCAAGCTCAAAGCGACCGCTTGCGGTGCGAACGTAGTTCCAGTCTAAAACGTTCTCAGGCGTGAACATCGTCACATACGGACGGATGTCTTGGGCCAACTCTTCTGCCTTAGTTCCAGCATTAGACTTTGGCTTATCCATCATCAGCCATACATGACCATAGACACTAGACCAAATCTGAGCTTCACGCATAAACGCATTAAAGCTGCGGCCATCGAGATCAGCATCGTTTAAGAAAGGCTCAAGGGCTACGTTATTGGCTGCGCTGTTGTATGCCCTCGTAGGCGGTACGCGCCAAAGAAAGCTGCTGTAGATGTGGACTATGTTTTTACAGTGATTATCTAATGGTGTTAGATCGAGCCTACGGTCGTAGTCGTCACTGGTTTCGGATATGTAGCGCGTCAGGTATGCGCCATTGAAGTAATCTTCTCCACCCATGTAGCTGCGAACATAAAACTCCCAGCGGCTTTCGTACTTATCATAATCAGGGTGCGTTGTATCTGCGTTCAATCTCATCAAGTCCACCTTTGTGGTTGTGGCGTAGCGTATTCTGTGCGAACTGGGAACAGGTATTCAACCAAGTAGCCTAAGGCATCGTTCATGTGATCATAGCCGTCGTCTTTATTTGGAACGCTTGTTCCTTCTTTGTATGTCTGTCGCTCCAAGCTCTTAATGGTCTGCTTGCATTTTGGGCTGACAAACAAATGCCGTCCACCATCACTCGACAGTAAACGACTATTCACAGCGTTGATACGATCCCTGACCAATGCGTGTGAGTTCTTCGCCTTAACGCTAAATCCTGCGTTTTGTAAGATCGACAAATCTGTGCGACCACCAGCAGAGGTTTTCCGCTGTCTTGATGCTGGGTCTGGATAGACAATTATATTGCGTCTAGGGTAGCGGCTAATTATCTCCGCAACCATTTCATCAGTGTTAGACCCGTACATGACTATCTCGTCAACTGCAATCAGCGTCCCGCCTTTACGAATACAGATAACGGCAGACATGGGGTCTAAATTGAAGTCCATCCCAATGTGGAGTGTACCACTATCGTCATCAATCGCCAATACAGACTCTTCGCGGCTAAACCCGTAATAGATCAGGCCAGCGTAGGTCACAAAGGCTGCTTCATACTCCTGCTTGAATGTTCTTTCGTCTAGGTCTTGACGGGCTGCTTCGATCTCTGCCTGCGGTACGTTGCCACCCTCAAGAGTTGTATATTGGAACGACTCCCAGTCATCAGAGTTATGCCCCTGCGCCCATAGATCATAGAAGTGGTTTCTACCTTTAGGCGTACCGATAAACATAGCACCCCCCTGGCGATCAGATAAGCTAGGGCGAATAACCTCATACCAAGCCTCTGGGCGCATATCTGCGAACTCATCTAGGACAACAAAGTCCAAAGCACGTCCTCTCAAGTTGTTTGGCTTTTCGGCTCCTTTGAGGCTGATAACAGAGCCATTGATTAGCCTAAGTGTGAGGGAGCTTTCGTTAGTCTTCGATATATACTCATGAGGAATAGAATGAATAAGCATCTGCCAAGCAATCTCCTTAGCAGACCCGTAGGTAGGCGCTACATACCATACATTCTTATTCCTGCCTGATAGTGCTGCTTTTAGAAGAGAACCTGTAGATAGAAAGGTCTTGCCGAAGCGCCTTCCTGCTACAACAGAAACAAATCTGGCCTCAGATAAAAATATTTTAGTCTGAGGTTTGGTTAATTGCATTGCCGTCTAAAATAATATTGATAGGTGGAATGTCTTGCACTTCAGCCTCTTGCTCTTTCCAGCCAGCCTGAGTCTTTAGGTAAAAGATATTAGCGGCAACATTACCTGCTTTAGCCAATTGAATTAAGTTAGACCCCATACTAGCGCACTGTTTAACTCTGCCCTTTTTATAAGCGTCAGAAACTTCGGGCTGTCGTTCTTCAATAGCCCGCAAGGTTGTTTCGGAAATACTAAAGTAATCAGCGATTTGGCCTTTAGTTAATACAGCCGCCAATGCCTCTAATTGAGTTATTTGCTCTGGCGAAAACTCAATAATTGGTCTACCCCCGCCATCACCTTGATTGCCTTTTTTCATAGTGATGCCTTTGATTGGAGCGTACAGGTCGGAGTTGCACCGCCCAGATCAAGGTGGTCCCTTGACGCCTGCTCTTTTGTACGCTTTACTTGCCCTTTATACATGCCCGCACCTAATTCGTCAATCTTGCTAAAAGGAATTAAAGGCACTGTTAATCTTTTTTGGCACTCTTTATTTATAAAAAATAAATATCTTAGTTGATACCCGTCAAGAGTTACTGCGCCAGTAAAATCTTTTCTGCTAGTGCCGTGTGAAGCGGCAACAGTGCCGTCAGCCAATCTTTTAATTGTAGAGTTCTTTCTAATTGCAGTTAAAACAAAGCCGCTTGCTCTATAGATTGCGCCATCTCCGCATTGAGTGCCATCACTAAAACTAACTATCCAATCAATGTGAGGGTAATGCTTTTTTATTAATCTAAAAGCAACTGCAAGCGCCCTTGATTCACTATTTCTTGGAAGCGCCTCACTAAATGCCATTCGATTTAGCTCAAGAAAATCATTGAATTTCGTCTCTGCAACTAAACCGATTAACTTTCTTCTATCTATCGGTGGCCCAAATTGCATTGCGCCCTCCAATTTTCCGTTTAAGAATACTCCAAAATGCAACTGACTAATTGCTGCTGTTTTTCCGCTATAGTGAATTGCTTTTACAACTTTTTCTGCTGCTTTTGCTGTTATTGGCTTAACTTGTATTTCTTTTGCGCTACCCATTATTTTTTAACCAATCAGTGCAAATAAAAGTTACTGCGTTCCCATTGCTGTTATCGTTTAAACTGCTGTCTGCTAAAGGGTTGGTTCTTGCCAGCATTACAGCGTCATCAACAATTGCGACTTGCTCATCATGCAAAGTAAAAGTTTTCTTTTGATACGGCTCTTTTTCTCCTGACGCAATATCAGGAAAAATAGATTCCGAATCGCTGTCAAATAAAAGGTCATTTAAAAAATCATCATCAAAGCCAAGCAAATCAATGTCAATATCAAGCTCTGACAACCTATCTACCTCAATTCGTAACGCTTCAAAATCCCAACCTGCGTTCATGGCTAACTGGTTATCTGCTATAACGTATGCTTTTCTCTGGGCCTCTGAGAAGCCTTGTAAGGCAATTGTGGGAACAGTGTCCATACCTAGCAACTGAGCAGCTTGAAGCCGCCCATGCCCTGCTATAATACCGTTATCCTCGTCTATTAGGATCGGGTTAGTGAAGCCGAACTCTTTTATGCTGGCAGCGACCTGCTGTACTTGTTTCTCACTGTGCGTTCTTGAGTTGTTAGAATAAGGGATTAGCTCCCCCGTTTTCTTCCATTCAATAGATTCCATTATTGCTCCGTCCCGAATATCTCTTCTGCCATTGCTGCAAACTCTCTGTAACCTTCATAAGGTTCGATAGCTGATAGCTCATCTACCATGTTAGCAACACCATCCTGCCAGTCGATAAGCTCTTCTCTGATCTTATGCCTTTGGACATCTGTAGTCATTAACGATTCAATAATCGCATCAAAGCGGATTATCTCGTCGTTTAATTCCCAGTCGAAGCAGTCTTCAAGTGATTTAGTAAGGTTTAATTGATCCATGTGACACCCCTAATGTCAGTGAACTAGCGGCATTGTGCATGGTTTTTACTATAATGTAAACTAGCTAAGGTCGTCGGCAGCGACTGCGCCAAGCGAAAGAATTACAAAAACTATCATGTAAATTATCACTGTTTGCCCCCTTGTTGGTAAGTTAGGGCGGCATTGTATAGATAACCAGATATGATCGGAAATGACAGTTTATTATTTAGTTTATACCATTAATGATATGTACAGTTTCGGTGTGCAATAATCACTGAAACTACCTGAATGCAGACTGCAATGTACATTTTAATGTATAAAAAACCCCCCAGCCAAGTACAAATCGGTCTGAGGGGTTGAGGGTTAGGCTCGCAACGACATGAAACGCGCCTAGAAAATAGTAGCCCGTATCGGCTCCCCAGTGGGCTATTCTGGGTCAAAAGGTTAAGGAGACCTTGGCCTGATCTGTCTTGCCACAGTAGATCACGCTGATCGGAAGGGAATATGAAACCCTCGGCTAGTAAATTATAACCTGATAAATAACAAAAGCAGCTAAAAAAGCGGTCATTACTGCAAAATGTAATCTATAAACTACCACTGGCTCAGTGATCCACTCCCTGAACCTGCTGGCCTTTGCCTCAATGTAAGATTGCCTGATAGCTTTGTCTGCATACTTGTTAGCCTCATTGATTAGCGATTTAACGTCCATCAGTGGCTCCCTAGAAGTAATCTGTCTAAGTGGTTAAGGTCTTGGAAAGAATCCATTACAAGCTCTTCCATACTAGGCTCAAGATACAGGTATATTTGTTGCCTTATCTCTTCAAGAAAATCTGGGGTATCCAGTATGTCCTCAAAGTCGTCAAGCGCCTCAGAAAGATAAGCATCGTTATCCACATCCTTAGCATTTCTCTCGGCAGCATCGCGGAACATAGCAGCAGCCATCCTAGATGTAGCATCCTCGCTGTAGATAGCCTCTAGGGCCAGCAGACGCTTATCGCTAACTGTGTGCGGGAATACGTCATCCATCCATGTAGGGTGAGTGATTAACCAAAGAGCTATAAGTCCGTCTTTGGTTGCATCTGGTAGTTCCTGATAGCTACCCTCCCATAGTGGGGTTTCATCGCGTATCAGACCTACAGCATCATTCAGCACTTTATAAGACATTAGCACACCCCCAGATTAACGCAGTCGCTGTATTCCATATTACCGACAATACTTAACAAAATTAAAAGGGCCATAGATGCCACGAAGAAGACTCTGGCTTCGGCAATATCCTCGCGCTTGTTCTCGCGGGATTTGATATCTTTTAAACAACATTCATTGATTTTCATATTATTCTCCTTAGTTGCCCCCCGTAGGGGGCGGTTTGATTATTCCCCTAAAAAAATAAGCGCATCTTCAGCGTGATCGAATGACTCAACTACATCGCCTGTTTCACTTATAAAAATAACATACTTACCTGCAAGCATATAATCGTCAATATGATCAGAAGCAGGATTAATTGGAAAATATTTAAGTTGTAATTTCATTTGTTTAATACCTTTGTTTTTTGATTGAGGTGTAACAGTACAATGTTATTAACCAAAAGTAACCCTTTTGTATATATCATTATGGAATAAAGGATTTGTTCTTATAACTTTACATCTCACCTATTCGCCACTCTTGATCCTTGATCTGCTCCTTTAGTTGACAGGCAAACTGAATAACTTGTTCTCTGTCAAACTTAGGTGATGCCCTCCAAGCGAGACGCTCCATAGCCTTGACCCTGCACTCTCCGTAGGTATCAACCATCCACTGCCTGTATCTCAGGACGTAGTGGGCCTGCTTCATGCCCCACAGGTTACAGCTAGGGCATTGGGGGTGGATGTTTTCCTCAAATAGCTTAAAGACGGTTCTGCCTCTAGGTATGAAATGGCCGCCCTGCATGGCCTTGTAGTGGTCTATCTTGCCGCAAGTAACGCACTGGCAGTATCCGTTATCATCGCTTGCCTTCAGACGCACAAGACGTTGTAGGAGCTTTGCGGCCTTCTCTACCTCCTGAGCTACAGTGGTCTTTTTACGCTTCGGCATCTACTATATCCAAATATTTGTCGGTAAAGTCATAGCCAGACGCTTGCAGGAATGACTGTATATGCTCCAGCATCTCAGGAAGGGTGAGGTTGTGGCTTTGAACTGTATACTCTATGAGTACAGGGTGGTTTACAAAACTCGAATTGTAGGGGTAATTTGTAAACTTGTAAGCTGGCTCAGTCATCTTTAATTTCTCGCTCGATCAGGAAGTCAACGTAGTGCTTTATCTTTCTGAGAGACTCTACCCCGCCTTTATCCTTCCAGCGCGTGATGTACTTCACAATATTCCCCTCACAAAAATCCATCTCATTAGCCATTATGTACTCGATAGGCTGGATCGCTTTCTTTTTGTAGTGGTCGCCACCTACTTGATTTTCTAGTGCTTTCATTCGTAGTCCTCTTCTTCAAATATCTCAATCTCACAAGGCATCCCAATGTTACAGTGAGCGCAAATCCCGTAAGCATTGCCATCATTGCCAATCCAATACTCAAGACCGTTACCACACTTACAAAAAGACTTAGCAGCAGTGACTCCATTCTTGGGGAAATTAATAACATTGCTCATTGGCCTACCTTAATTTTGACGCGGGAATCTTCTCCACTGTCTTTGTGATAAACCACAGCAGTCATTGAACGCTCTGCCCCGTAGCCAGAATCTGAGTGCCATTGATCGGTGGCGGTCAGGCTGCCCCAATGCTCAAAGTGCATAGACCCCACTTCACGCGCTGTATGATGGTGGATATGCCCCAGGTGGCAGTATCTATTCTTCGACTGGCTCCACTGATTATCCAGATTCTTAATCACTGCCTGGAGTATCTGTTCATGCTTAATCCTATCGCCATGATGGAATACGAACAGATTGTTGTGCCACTGATAGTGTATAAACTTAGAATAGTTAGGAACTACGTTGACTCGCGGCTCTTGATCGTACAGAAGCTCTAGACAGCTAGACAGGTGGCAGGCCATGTCGTGATCGTGATTGCCCCTAACATTGATTACAACAACCTGCTCATGGGTCTCCAGCATCTTGCTGATAAGCACTTTAAATAGCCTGCCAGCGAGCTTAAATGTTCTTGATATGCGACTATCGACATCAACTGGAGTGCCTTTAGTAGTCGTGTTAAAGCTAGAGTCGGCATGGAAGAAATCACCTACATTGAGTAGAACACCAACCTCAGCATTGCCTACCCTGTTTGATAGCCTGGCCGTTGAGTCTATTAGTATCTGGGTGGCTATCTTGATGTCCCAATCATCTGAATCCATCTTAGTTTCGCTATCCGCGAGCATCCCAAAGTGGTGGTCGCCAATCATATACATGGCTAGGTAGTCAGAGTTTACAGATTTAGGTTCTTTTGTGGGTTTCATAAACCCTTTGAGATCGTCGGTCATGCCATCCATCATGGCTTCGATCTTGGCTTTCATATCGCGCTTCTGAGGCTCTTGAATCACCCACTGTAACGCTACAGTGCCATCCTCTTTGTAAGCAGTGGAGATTCTCTTTGCATCGAACCCTTCTGCGGTCTGATGGATTAGGTCTCTGTGTGGGGATACACCCTGACTAGCAGCATACTTCTCCAACCTCCTGAGCATAACGTCGATAGTTCGCCTGCCGCATTTTAACTTCTTCGATGCCTTGTTTGCCGATCCAAACTCAATTACTGCGTCTAATACTTCGTGATGTCTTTCGGTGGTTGCGAATTCCTTTAATACTCTTGGGTCGATCTTACTCACTACGCCTCCTGCTGGGCTTGTAGCTCGGCATACTCACTGTCTGCGGGTATTGATAACCGAATGCCCTGCTTGGTAGCCCAATGATAGACGTTATCAAGAAAGTGTACAAATTCGCCTTTTGTTAACTTGCTGGTGCTTTTTACTTGCTCTGGGATGTGCTGGTTACCAATCGAGTAACTAGCAGTTCCTAAAAACCGCTTTTTTAACCACAGCTTCCATACCTCGGCAGGCTCTTCGTGATCAATCTTGTGGCCCTTGTCTTCCATTGCGTTAGCTATCTCCCTGTACCAGATATGGGACATAGCATTCTGGCTTAGGCTTCTAGGGTTTTCATAAGGGTGTAGCTTGACTGCCAAAGGCGTGCTGTAGTCCCAGCCTTGCATCCGTTTAATAATATGAGGCAGCCTTTTCTCTAACTCTTCTTTGCTGCTTACCTTTACATGATCGCCCTGAGTCACAGCTTCACCCGTAACCACTTAGCCATTAAGCGTTCTGAACTGTTTTCTAGCCTGCTGGCTGTCCTGACTCTTTCTCTCGCTGCCCGATCATAACCCAAGTTATTTTTCTGGAAAGCAAAAGTACCTTTTAAGTGTTTAGGCTCACAGTATTGAGCGCCATAAAGCCTGCCCTTAAGGGTGCTGTATTTAATCTCACTCTCATTTGAATCATTGCAAACCTTTACATACTCAGCAATCGTGTAGCACTTGCCGTTTTGCAGTATAGGATGCTCTCCCTTAAACTCTACTAACCTTTTTGCATTCTTGCTACGCATTCTTCAATTCTCCGTCCCAGTAAAAACCGTATCTATTTAAATAAACCTGCTGCATCATTATTTTTTCTTCCCCTGATAAAAAGCTAACGTCAGCCAAACTTTCATCGATAGGCCTACTACGTATACTAGCCGACCTTCTTCTATACTTTGCTGCAAACTCTGCTTCTTGTGACTTTTGTATCTTAGTAGATTCACCGCCACGTTCTTCGGCAGTATTAAGCCACCGCTGGCAAAAACTTTGTATGCCTCCTTTTGTTTTGCGCTTTTTAGGGTTTGCGTCACACCACAAATCCATCTTGACTAATTCTCTGTCAACATTGACCTTACCCTTGTAGTGTTCTTTCCACTTAATGACCAGTTCGTCAGATGGCTCCCAATTTTCACCATTATTTAATAACATTATTCACCCCCGTGATAGCTATTCTTTCTAGTGCGGAAACTAAACAGATTGCAATGCTCTGGATAATCTTGAACAAACTTTCTTGCGTAGTGACTGATCCAGCCGTCGTCTATCTTAAACTGGCTGTCAGATTCCTCAATCATAGTCTCCCAGCGGATACGGTGAAAGATATTCTTTGCAGAATAATATGACCTTCTGGCTGCTACCTGCAATGCAAACTCCACAAACATATCATATATCTGAGGGTTGTCTTGATGGTGAGTTATAAAGTTTTCTTGTGACCATTTACCGTTCATGTTGACCTCCTACAGTCAGTGATTAATACTTTTTACAGGTGTATAAATACTCTTTGCCTTCATCAAGTTCATCGATAAATAATTTTACAAGTTTCCTGAACTCTTTGTTTTGAACCAAACACTGCTGAAAAATGTTATGTAAAGTCCAACCAGTAATCTCTACTGATCCATACCAAGTCTCTATGCTGGCTCTTGCTGAA